AAAGCTATTCAACGCCAGCCGGGGACAAAGCTGAAGAAAAAGCGCAGGCTGAACTTCTCACCCTTCAGGCCCAGCTTAAAACGCTCGAGCAGCATACCAGCGTAAACGACGTCATAAGCAAACAGCGGCAGGATCTCTGGCAGACTGAAAATCAGTTCTCCGTTCTGCAGGAGGCCGCTGGTCGTCGTCAGCTTACGGCGCAGGAAAAATCCCTGCTGGCGCACAAGGAAGAAACGCTCGAGTACAAGCGGCAGCTGGCCGACCTGGGCGATAAGGTTGCCAGGCAGCAAAAGCTCAACCAGCTGGCCGATCAGGCCGTGAAGTTTGAGCAGCAGCAAAAAGCCGCCAGGGCGGGCCTGCAGGCTCAGTCTGAGGGGGTATCCACTCGCGAGGCCGGGCGACAAACCACCCTGCAACGTCTCAGCGAGAGCTATTCATATAACCCTCAGGCGCAGCAAAAGGTTCTGGAAGAGCAAAGGGCGACGTTCGAGGCTGAAGATGCCCTGCGCGCAAACTGGCTGGCCGGTGCGAAACAGGGCTGGGCCGAATATCAGGATTCAGCGACAAACGTTTTCAGCTCTGTTCAGCAGATTTCTCAGGCTACGTTCAGCGGGCTGGCGGGCCAGCTTACCAGCCTGACGACAACCGGGAAGGCGAGCTTCCGGGACTTCACCAGCTCGATCCTTAAAATGATTGTGTCCGTTATCAACCAGCTGCTGGTGGCTTACACCATCCAGAGCGCAATGGGCTGGGTTAGCGGCGGGGCAAAAACCTCCTCTGCAGGTCAGTCATTCGCGGTCCCGTCTTTCCGGCCCAAGCTCTACGACGTGGGTGGTTACACAGGAGATGGCGGCAAGTATGAGCCTGCTGGTCTTGTGCACAGGGGAGAGTTCGTCTTTACCAAAGAGTCAACCAGCCGTCTTGGCGTGAGCAACCTTTATCGCCTGATGCGCGGGTACGCCACGGGGGGACTGGTCGGTGGCGGGAGCATAGCTGGGCCTGGCATGGGCGGTATCAGTGTTTATGCCCCAGTGAGCATCAGCCAGCAGGGGAATGACGGGAGCATAAATCAGGCGAACGCCACGGGGACGGCGAAACAGCTGCAGGCGATTGTTCAGCAGACAATCACCGAGCGACTGAAAAAAGAAATGTCCGCAGGCGGCGTGCTTTATTCGAGGAGGACACCGTGACAGCCACGTTTACCTGGCGCACGCGAAAAACAGCGCAGGGCACTGAAACAGCCCGAACGCTGCAGGCCCAGTTCGGGGATGGCTACAAACAGATAGCGGGGATGGGGATCAACGACAAACAGGAAACGTGGAACCTGGACTGGACGGGCACCAGACAGGAGGCGGCTGCGCTGCGCGCTTTTCTGATGTCTCACGTTACTAAATCGTTCTGGTGGACCACGCCATGGGGTGAAAAAAAGCTGTTCAGAATGAAAGCCGATTCGTTCAGCGTTTCATTCCCTACCGGGAAAAAAGCCACTGTGGCCTTCACTTTTGAACAGGCGTTCGCGCCCTGATTTTCTCGACAAACACTGAAAGCTGCCTCCGGGCGGCTTTTTTTATGGGGGTAATATGAGTTTTACCGGAGATATACAACAGCTTGAGCCCGGCAGCGTTATTCAGCTGATTGAGATCGACGGCACCGAATTCGGTATGGATCAGGTGCTGCGGTTTCATGCGCACAATATCCAGGAGGAGGGGGGGGCAGCCTTCGCCGCTGAGAACCTGCCCGCCATAATCTGGCAGGGCAACCAGTACGATCCTCATCCTTACGAACTGAAGGGTATGGAGTTATCTAGTACCGGGTCCCAGCCGACGCCCACGCTCTCAGTCGGGAACGTCGGGAACTATGTCACGGCGCTATGCCTCGAGTATGACGACATGGTCCGGGCGAAAGTAAAAATCCACACAACGCTCTCTAAGTACCTCGATGCCGCCAACTGGAAAGACGGCAATCCGGGGGCCAGCCCGGCCGATGAGCGCGTACAACTCTTTTTTGTCAATGCCAAAACCGCAGAGACGCGGGTACAGGTTGATTTCGAGCTGTGTTCTCCTTTCGATATACAGGGCCTGCAGTTGCCAACACGGCAGATTACGCCTGTCTGCACCTGGTGTATGCGTGGCTGGTACCGAACCGGTACCGGCTGCGACTACAACGGAACGAAATACTTTACCAAAGACGGAACGCCTACTGACGATCCATCGAAAGATGTTTGTGGCGGGCGGGCGCGTGATTGCAGAGATCGCCACGGTAATGAGGCCGAGCTGCCGTTCGGCGGCTTTCCGGCGGCCAACCTGCAGGGGAAATAACGATGCAAGAAAAATTGTTGGATGCCATCCGACAGCATGTTGCTGCGGAATACCCAAAAGAGGCCTGCGGGCTGGTTATCCAAGACGGCCAGAAGCAGGTTTATATGCCCTGCCGCAATCTTGCCGAAAAGCCGGAGGAGTCGTTCTCGATGTCGCCGGAGGATCAGCATGAGGCCCGTGCCCGCGGCGAGATTATTATGGTCATTCATTCCCATCCGGATGTGGTGCGGCTGGTACCTTCAGAAATAGACCGGGTCCAGTGCGACTGGTCGGGGCTGGAGTGGGGGATTATGTCGTGGCCTGACGGTGATTTCTGCACGCTGTCACCGCGGGAAGACCGCGATTATGCCGGCAGGCAATGGGCTCTTGGTTGTGCGGATTGCTGGTCGCTAATTCGGGAATTTTATCAGCGCGAATATGCCATCGGGCTCGGGAATTACTCGGTCCCCTATGAATGGTGGGATGGTGGCCAGGAGCAGCTTTACGACGACAACTGGAAGCAGGAGGGATTCATTGAGGTCGATGCTGCCCGGATGATGCCTGGCGACATCATCATGATGCGGCTGCAGGCTTCTGTCACCAATCACGCCGCGGTTTATCTGGGAGACAATATTATCCTCCACCATATGTCCCGGCGGCTTTCATCCCGAACCCCTTACGGAAAGTATTACCGCGACAGAACGGTCCGCGTGGTCAGGCATAAGGAGAAAATGGATGCTTAAGACCCTGGTTCTTGACGGCAAACTGGCGAAGAAGTTTGGTAAGCGCCATCAGTTCGATGTTGTCGATCTGCGTGAGATGCTGAGGGCAATGTGCTCGCAGGTACTTGGTTTCAAAAAGTTTATGTCAGAAGCGCATACGAAAGGGATCCAGTTCGCTTTTTTTAACGGTCAGCACAATATCGGGGCTGATGAATTTGACATGACCCGGGGTGGTGAAACCTACCGTATCACGCCCATTTATGAAGGTTCTAAAAATGCCGGAGCTCTTCAGATAGTTATCGGCGCCGTAGCTCTTGTAGCGGCCTTCTTTACGGCGGGCGCGAGTCTGGCGGCATGGGGGGCGGCAATGAGCGCTGGCGCCATAACCGCTACCACGATACTGACCGGCATCGGAATGTCCATGGTAGCGGGCGGCGTCGTCCAACTGCTCACTCCCCAGCCATCCTTCAACACCGGGACCTCATCCAGCACTGATAACAAACCCAACTATGCATTTGGTTCGCCGGTTAACACGGTTGCCATGGGTTATCCGGTACCCGTTGAGTATGGAGAGCATGAAGTTGGCGGCCCCATCGTCAGTGCAGGGCTGTATACGAGCGATCAGCAGTAAATTTCGAACAGTTTTCTTAAGGCGCCCCAGGGCGCCTTTTTTAATGGGTGAAAAATGACAACCATGACGGGTGAAACCATTCTCAGGGGCGCGAAAGGCGGTGGTGGTAAGGCGCATACACCGGTAGAACAGCCTGATGACCTTTTATCAGTCGGCAAATTAAAGATGCTGATCGCGCTTTCTGAGGGGGAAATTCAGGGCGATCTTATCGCTCAGAAAATCTTCCTGAACGATACCCCTCTGGCAAATGACAGCGGGGAATATAACTTTTCTGGCGTGAAATGGGAGTACCGAAAGGGGACTCAGGACCAGACCTATATTGCCGGCATGCCGGAAGTTAATAATGAGATGGCTGTTGGTACCACTGTCACCACTACCGCGCCCTGGACGCGTCAGTTTACAAACCTATCCCTTGATGCTATTCGCATCAAACTGTCCCTGCCGGTTCAGTATCTCTACAAAGATAACGGCGATATGGTGGGAACGGTCACGGAGTACGCCATCGATCTCTCTACTGATGGCGGGGCATGGGAGACGGTAGTAAATGGTAAATTTGACGGAAAAACCACGTCAGAGTATCAGCGCGATCACCGTATAGACCTGCCGAAATCAACATCAGGATGGTCCGTCCGTGTCAGACGTATCACCGCCGATTCTAGCGGCTCGAATTCGAAACTGGTTAATACCTTTAAGGTATTTTCTTTTGCCGAGGTTATTGACAGTAAGTTTCGTTATCCTAACACCGCGCTTCTCTATATCGAGGTGGACAGCAGCCAGTTTAACGGCAGCGCGCCGAAAGTTACCTGCAGGCTGAAAGGCAAGCTAATTAAAGTGCCGGACAACTACGATCCCGAGACGCGTAATTACTCAGGTTCCTGGCTGGGTGGGTTCAAACTGGCATATTCGAATAACCCGGCGTGGGTCTTTTACGATCTCGTTCTGGACGAAATTTACGGCATGGGCTCCCGCGTGGATTCTTCCATGCTGGACAAGTGGTCGCTCTATTCCATCGCTCAGTATTGCGATGAAAAAGTTTCAAATGGTGCCGACGACACTGAACCGCGCTTTACCTGCAATGTGTACATCCAGAACCAGCAGGATGCGTATCAGGTACTTTGCGATCTGGCCGCTATATTCCGCGGCATCACTTTCTGGGGTAACGACCAGATTTATGTTTCTGCAGACGTACCGCAGGATGAGGTGGACTGGATTTATAACGCCTCAAACGTCATCGATGGCCAGTTCACTTACGCCGGAGGCTCATATAAGAACCGCTACACCTCATGCTTGGTGTCATGGTCAGATCCGCAAAACCATTACAGTGACACCGTAGAGGGTGTTTACGACTCTGATCTGGTTGAACGCTACGGGGACAGGCAAACATCGCTTACAGCCATTGGCTGTACGTCGCAGAGCGAGGCACACCGACGCGGCCGCTGGCTTCTGTTATCAAATGCCAAAGACGGCACCATCTCTTTTGGCGTTGGGCTTGATGGCTATATTCCGCTGCCGGCAGAAATAATTGGCGTTGCCGATCCCTTCCGTGCAGGAAAACAGAATGGCGGGCGTATAAAAGCGGTAAACGGGCGGCAGATAACTCTTGATCGCGAAATTGGCTATGCCGCAAATGACAGGTTAGTTGTGAACCTTCCGGACGGAACAGCCCAGACCCGCACGATCAGCGCCGTGAGTGCAGACAAAAAAACGGTGACGGTGGCCACTACGTTTCGTCAGACGCCTGCAGTGGGGGCGGCATGGGCCATTGACAGCGACAGCCTGGCCATCCAGTACTATCGGGTGACCTCAATCGCAGCCAATGATGATGGCACCGGCGGCTTTACGATTTCAGGCGTACAGCACGATCCCAGCAAGTATCGCTATATTGACGACGGCGTACGGGTTGAAGCTCCTCCGATAACCGTTACACCAATAAGCGTCCTCAGCGCGCCTAAGAATATCGTTATCAGCGAGTCAGATCATATTTCACAGGGCCTGACAGTGGCGACCCTTGAGGCGTCATGGAATAAGGTCGAGGGCGCTATGCGCTATTTGGCGCAGTGGCGTAAGGATAACGGCGATTGGATTAACGTTCCTGTTAGCAGCGCCCAGGGATTCTCTGTGCAGGGGATTTATTCCGGCAGCTATGATGTGCGCGTCCGGGCCCTGAATGCTCAGGAAAGCTCTTCCCCTTGGGGCTATGCCGATACTACCCATCTCACAGGAAAAACGGGAAGCCCCGGCACGCCGGAAAACTTCCTCGCCTCAGATGATGTGGTGTGGAATATCGATCTTACCTGGGCATTTCCCGATGGTTCAGGCGATACGGCCTATACGGAAATACAGCGTTCCACAACGGGTGATCATGCTAATCCAGAGCTTCTGGCCATGGTGCCTTATCCGGCGGCCAGTTATCAGCATGGCCCCATGCCTGCTGGCGCCAGCCAGTGGTATCGCGCGCGCCTGATTGACCGCATAGGTAACGCGGGGGAATGGACCGGCTGGATTATGGGTATGTCCTCCGTCGATGTCAGTGATATTACCAATGACATTCTGGAGGATATGAAAGAGTCGGAAACGTTCAAAGACCTGCTTGAGAATGCGGTGGACAGCAATGAAAAAATTGCTGGCATGGCTAACGACATTAAACAGGCCAATGATGAACTTGAGCAGCATGCGAAGGATATCGCCAAAAACGCCCAGAACGTCGGGCAGGTTCAGACCAGCGTTAATGAACTTTCGAGCACGGTTGGTGATGTGTCGTCCTCTCTCTCGGAGCTTGAGCAGACCGTGGCGACGGCTGATACCGCGCTGGGCCTGCGAATCGACAGCATCAGTGTGTCTATGGATGGCATGACGGGTGGGGTGAAAAACTCGGCAATCGCTATTATCCAGGGAAACCTGGCTCAGGTAGCCACGCGTAAAACTCTGTCTGCTTCGGTTGCCGGTAACAGCGCGCAGCTGGACCGCATTGATGAGGTGATCGTTAACGAGAAGGAGGCAACGGCACGCTCTCTGCTGAGTCTTCAGACGGACGTAAACGGCAACAAAGCGTCAATCAATAGCCTGAACCAGACGTTTTCGGATTACCAGCAGGCTATGGCCACGCAGGTAAACAGCATCACGGCGACCGTTAATGGACACACTTCTGCAATCACCACCAACGCTGAGGCCATTGCGAACGTCAACGGCGACCTGAAGGCGATGTATAGCATCAAAGTTGGGTTATCCAGCAACGGCCAGTATTACGCCGCAGGGATGGGGATTGGTGTTGAGAATACCCCCGATGGCATGCAGTCGCAGGTTGTTTTTCTGGCTGACCGCTTTGCTGTGACCCAGTACGCCGGAGCGACGGTTACGCTTCCGTTTGTTATTCAGAACGGGCAAACCATCATCCGGGAAACGCTCATTGGTGACGGGACAATCGGCAACCTCAAACTCGGCAACTACATTCAGTCGACAACCTGGGACGGTACCGGGAACGTTGGCTGGCACATCAACAAGTCAGGTTATGCCGTGTTCAATAATGTCACCGTGCGTGGAACGGTTTACGCCACGAACGGGGAGTTTACCGGGAAAGTGACGGCAACCAGTGGCTCATTCAGGGGTACAGTGGAGGCTGAGAATTTTGTCGGTGATGTGGTTAACGCAGGTGTCGGTCTGGATAAATCCAAATCCGGCTCAGGAGGTGTAACGACCAATCTGACTTATACGGATACAACCGGAACCAGCAAGCCCAAGACAGTAATTGTATCAGCGGTTGTGTTGATATATGGCGTATCTGGAGACGATGCCACTGCGCGGATATCAGTGACCATTGACGGAACCACAAAGGATTATCAGTGGGTAACCTGTTCAACCCGAAATACAACCAACGCTGTAGCGGTCCCGGTGATTTTTGCGAAAAGCGGAATTACGAAACAGGTAGTGACTGCATCAATAAGCGTAAATGATATGTCGGGAGGAACTAACGCATCGAAGAAAGAGATTCTGTCACCGGTTCTGCAGATAGCGCGTGGTTCAGGTTCATTTTCCTCGTCATAAAAATAAAGCCCCATCAGGGGCTTTATTTATTTTACTTGAATGGTGCTTTAATTTTTTGGGCCGGGAGTTCTCTGTCTTTGTAAGAGACGCCACCAGTACATGGCTTAACGTGTGAGACATTATCGTAAGACGTGACAGTGGACGTATTCGCATGTAACACAGGCGTCAATCTGGCGTTTCTGTGCTGTTCCACCATCGCCATATCCAGGATTGGATGTGTGTCCCGCTTCAGAAGCTACAGACAGTGATGACATTGACAATAACGTCACGCCAATAAGCATCGATAAATAGTTCTTTTCCATTTTTGCATTCCATTAATTAGTGGAATGCCCATATTCACAAATAAACATTAATTATTCAGATCGTTTGTGCGAATCAATATTTAGTTATTGATCGTTTATAGCGATCAATTAATTAGGAGGTATCTATGCTTTATAATACTGGCACTATCGCTATTAACGGAAATACCGCAACCGGCACTGGTACAAACTGGACGGCACCGGCCAGCCAGGTTCGTGCTGGCCAGACGATTATCGTCATGTCTAACCCGGTCCAGATGTTCCAGATTTCTTCCGTGAACAGCGCCACGTCAATGACGGTTACGCCAGCTGCTTCCCCGGCGCTGAGCGGCCAGAAATACGGCATTCTGGTATCTGAAAATATCTCGGTCGATGGCCTGGCACAGGCAATATCTCAGCTCATCAAAGAGTATGACGAGAATATTGGTGCGTGGGAGACCTTCGCTACCACATCAGCAAATCAGAGCATCACCGTTACCATCAACGGCACCCCTGTAACGATCCCCAGCATCGGTAAACTGGCGCAGAAAGGGAGCAACGGTGCGCTTGCTGTTACAGACGGCGGAACCGGGGCAACGACTGCGGCAGACGCTCGCTCAAACCTCGGTTTAGGAAGTAGCGCTACCAGGGACGTAGGAACATCAGTCGGAAACATCATGGAAGTAGGTGCATTTGGGTTCGGAGGGAAAGGGCTATCCTTTAATGCAGATACGGTTGCTGATGTGTGGGCAAACCTCTTGGACAAAGGTACTCGAGTCTTTCGAAACAACAAATCTGTTAACTCTCAAAGGGCATATTCAGCATCATTATATTTTGCTTCTGAAGACACCCACGCGATTATGAGTGTTGCCTATGATTCAGGCGTTGTTGGGGTGTTAGCGAGAAATACATCCGGATCAAGTAGTACCTCGACATTCAACACACTCTACGGCACAGCTAATACGACAAGGGCCAGCGATGGCACGCTTAAAGCTGCATCACCCGTTGTAAAAGTTTTTATGAATGGCGAGTTCCGCACTAACGATGAGTCTGAGGGATGCACCGTAACCCACTTGGCCACAGGGGTATATCTTGTTGAGGGATGCGAGGGACTGAACTCAGACGCAGCCTGGGGCGGTATTGATGGTGGTTTCGATATCCCCACAGACCGCAACAAGCAGCCGCTCATTTGGCTGGATTATGAAGTTAATGCTGATGGTTCTGTGCTGGTAAAAACCTATCACCGCGCACATCCAGAAGCGCCAGCGTTCGCCAGGAACGAGCTGCAGGGTATCAATGATGGCGACCCGGTCGACATTCCCCGCGATCAGTTTTTGTCCGTGCGCGTCGAAATGCCTGTCGATTCCTTGTACAACCAAAGAATGAGAGCTGCGGAGCTGGCCATGACTGCCGAGCGGAACTGTGGCGAATCGACCGGAGCTTAAAAAGCTTCTGAGAACGCTGAACGAGGGCGATACGCTTGTGGTCTGGAAGCTGGATCGTCTTGGTCGTAGCATGCGTAATTTGGTGCTGCTGGTGGATGAACTACGTCAGCGAGGCATCCACTTCAAGAGCCTCACGGACAGCATTGATACATCCAGCCCAATGGGGCGTTTTATATTTCACATCATGTCAGAACTGGCGGAAATGGAAAGAGAGTTGATCGTTGAACGCACCTGGGCGGGATTAGCGGCGGCGAGAGAAAAAGGGCGAATAGGTGGGCGACGCCCAAAGTTGACCGAAGAGCAATGGGCTCAGGCTGGCAGATTGATCGCAAATGGAGTGGATCGGAAGTAGGTGGCAATTATTTATGATGTAGCCGTATGCACTCTTTATAAAAAATTTCCTGCCTCTAAGCCGGTTTAATTGTGAGCATACGTGGTCATACCGGGAAAATTTACAAAAAGCATAATTTGAAGCGAGATAGAAACTTACAAACTAAACGGCGAAGCTTTGCACAGTCGCTGGAACCGTGGTGTCTTGCGCGCAAACTCAAATGAAACTACTGTATATAAAAACAGTATTCGAGGTATGCGTAATGGAATTCTTCAGACCTACAGAACTGAGAGAAATTATCTCAATCCCACTTTTCAGCGACTTAGTTCAGTGTGGCTTCCCGAGCCCGGCAGCTGACTACGTCGAACAGCGCATTGATCTCAATGAGCTTTTAGTTGCACATCCCAGCTCGACGTATTTCGTAAAAGCCGCGGGGGACTCGATGATTGAGGCCGGGATTAGCGACGGTGATCTCCTGGTGGTGGATAGCTCTCGTACTGCTGAACACGGAGATATCGTAATCGCCGCGGTAGAAGGGGAGTTCATAGTTAAACGTCTGCAGCTCCGCCCGACAGTTCAACTCAATCCAATGAACAGCGCTTATTCGCCAATTATCGTTGGCAGCGAGGACACGCTCGATGTGTTCGGCGTTGTCACCTTCATCGTAAAATCTGCGGGCTGAATATGTTTGCGCTCTGTGATGTGAATTCGTTCTACGCATCATGCGAGACGGTCTTCAGGCCCGATTTAAGAGGCCGGCCAGTTGTCGTTCTCTCGAATAACGATGGGTGTGTGATAGCTCGCAGCGCTGAAGCCAAGGCGGCTGGAATTACCATGGGGGAGCCATTCTTCAAGCAAAGGGATTTATTCCGCCGTGCCGGCGTTGTTTGCTTCAGCAGCAACTATGAGCTCTATGCTGACATGTCTAACCGGGTAATGACGACGCTTGAGGAAATGAGCCCCCGCGTTGAAATTTACAGTATCGACGAAGCTTTTTGCGACCTGACAGGTGTTCGTAACTGCCGGGACCTGACGGAGTTCGGAAAAGAGATCCGCGCTACGGTTCTTAAGCGGACGCATCTGACGATCGGGGTCGGCATTGCCCAGACGAAGACACTGGCGAAGCTGGCCAACCACGCCGCGAAGAAATGGCAGCGGCAAACGGGCGGGGTAGTGGACCTGTCAAATGTCGATCGGCAGCGTCGGCTGTTGGCGATCGTGCCTGTAGAGGATGTTTGGGGCGTTGGTCGCAGAATCAGTAAGAAGCTTAATGCCATGGGCATCAAAACGGCTCTGGACCTCTCAGAACAAAGCACATGGATTATCCGTAAACATTTTAACGTGGTACTCGAGCGAACGGTCCGGGAGTTGCGCGGCGAGCCTTGTCTTGATCTGGAGGAGTTTGCTCCGGCAAAGCAGGAAATCGTCTGCAGCCGGTCATTCGGTGAACGCGTCACTGAGTACGAACAAATGCGCCAGGCTATCTGCAGTTATGCGGCCCGTGGTGCAGAAAAACTACGTGGTGAGCATCAGTATTGCCGTTTTATCTCGGCGTTCGTAAAGACGTCACCCTTTGCTCTAAATGAGCCATATTACGGCAACAGTGCGTCAATGAAGCTTCTCACACCTACGCAGGATTCCCGAGATATCATCAACGCAGCGGTAAAATGCCTTGACAAAATCTGGAAGGATGGTAACCGGTACCAGAAAGCCGGCATTATGCTTGGTGACTTTTTCAGCCAGGGCGTGGCGCAGCTGAACCTTTTCGATGAGAACGCGCCACGCGCTGGAAGCGATAAGTTGATGGAGGTGCTCGATCATCTGAACGCGAAAGATGGAAAAGGAACACTCTACTTTGCCGGACAGGGCATTCAGCAGCAGTGGCAGATGAAACGCGAAATGCTTTCGCCGCGTTATACGACGAGATTTTCTGAGCTACTTTTGATCCGTTGATTTTCATAGGGAACTTTGACCCACTGATAACCAGAAGCAGAATGATGAGTATCCACTCAATTAGTAATATCTGACAATAAAAGTGTATAATATCGGAGGCTTACACATATCTTTACTCGTTTCGTACAAGCAGGACAGCTTTGCCGGTAAGTTGCGTTGTGCTGACGTTCAGTGCAAATAGAAGATGAAAGATCACTTGTTCGCGTTACATCATCATATCATTTTGCGCAATTGAAATGTTCTTGGTAAAATGAAGAAAACGTCAGGAGGCCTTATGCCTAACTTAATTCCCATTCCAGGCTTTAGCCCAGAAGATATCAAAAGAAAAGCGCGCTCAGCTTTGGAGAAACTGCGGGATAATTATGATTTGGTTTCGGTTACCGAGGTAAAGACCGTAAAACCATTAGAGAGCACTAAACTCGTTACTGATTTCATCGCTCACATCAACGACCTACATACTGTTGAGGTTTCTGCTGACAAATGGAATTCTGAGTTGATGAGCATTACTGCGCTTTGTCCATCGTCTTATCAGAGGATGTGTGAGAATCTGACGACTCATGATTCAAGTTCTTACAAGGGATACTTCGTGCAATGCTCGGTTCATGATACAAAGGGCATCGAGTATCACTCTCATCCTTTGCAAAACAGCACACTGCCCCTCAATTATATGATGAACCCTGAAGGGGCAATGAGTGCGCATCTATCTGTTACGATTCAGCATTTTGATCGTGAGCTTGATTCCGCCGATCATGGTGACGAATTAAATATTAAGTCTGCGGGTTAATTCGCAATTTTATAACAACAATTACGCCCCTGATGGGGCTTTTTTATGGATTTTGTCATGGTTAGACTTCCCGTTAAGTATGTTTATCATGCGCTAGTTACCGATCCAGATGATATCCTGCAGTTGATGGCATATTGCGTGTATAAAGCGCATAAAAATAATCTTGCCGAACAATATAAAACAGAGGGTGATGAGTCCTATGTTGAAAGAGAATTAAAGCAATTTTCTCAAAGGACTGTAAAAGACCAGACTTTGTTAGAAAATTATCGTAACGTTGCCAAAGACCTTTTACAGGAAATCAAGGATCAAGAGCTTAGTAGAGCTAAACAAGCCCTACAGTCACTCCATACTGAAAAAATGGAGAAACTCCGCCAAGAAATACTAAATGCTGATAAAAAAGCAGAAGAAAAATGGAATAAATCAGTTAATGATTGGGCTGTAAAACAGACAAGCCCTGGGATTCTAAAGAGAATTTTAAGCAACCTTTTCAAATGGATCGGTGGCGGTATATCAGGTCTCATTGCTACAGTCTTTGCAACTTGGATTCTTGTTGGTTTTGTAGCTCTCTGGGATGATGGGGTACGTGACCCCGCCAGAAACGCCTTGAAAAAAGGCATTGATATTTTAATTCCTGATAGTCCGATTGATTTGGGAACCGTAAAAAAAACTGATTCCGGCCCAGAAAAAGTGAATAAGGGAAATTAGGCTAAGAGTAAAAATATTTAGGGGTAATGGTTTTCAGTTTATCCTAGTAAAACCTATCTTACATTATGAAGAGCGGTGGTCGTCGCCGAAATGCATTATTAGTCGCAACCCACTCTTTTCGCTCATATGTGAAACGTTCTGCGTATCGATTAAATAGGCTCAATTAACTCGGAGCCTTGGTTTTTCGCGTTCCCTACGGCGCGCGTCACGGCGTGCCAGATAAACTTGTCGACCGGCACTGAGCCGCGGGCCGCAATCTCTTCAGCTTCTTTCCCGCCTATATCTTGGCGCATCCATTCACGTGCAGCTTCCGGCGACAGCACTAGTGGTCGGTGGTCGTGAATATCGACTATGCCTTTGTCAGCTGCAGACGTTACGATGAGAAAACCTTCAGTTTCATCACCTCGTTCGAATGGTGTGCTACCTATTGCCGCCATGAATATTGGTTGGCCGTCGGCGCGGTGAATGAAGTACGGCTGTTTCTTATCGCCTTCTTTCTTCCACTCGTACCAGCCGTCAGCAAAACAAATCGCCCGCCCATGCTGCCATAGAGGTTTAAACATTCTGCTTGTGGTCGCTGTCTCGACACGCGCGTTAATCAGTGGTTGCTTATCCCACCATCCGGGTGCGTAACCCCAAACTACTGGATCGAGGTGAAACTGCTCGTCGCGTTCGCTCAGCAACAGGACTTTTGTGCTAGGAGCAACATTATAGCGGCCAATCGGCTCAGGGTCATAATCGATATCGCGATCTCCTTCGTAGACGAGGTATGCTAGGTATTCTTCACGGGATTGAGCTTGTGCAAAACGTCCACACATAGAAACCTCCAGCCAGTTGTCAGACTGAAAGTATAGGGCAGGGAGAAAAAGAGGTGCGCACCGAAACTTTATGATTTAAAGCAGGTGCATGACGACACATTGCATGAGGGCGTCAAAGCGTGGCGTTTACAGACTGGAAGGAGCTACGCATAGTTATCTACAAAAAATATTCTTATGAATGGATTATGAAGGAATGGAACGAAATTTCTTTCCTAACATAAACATCATGCCTCCCCTCCAAACCTGACTGCAAAAAGATAGATATGTTAGGAAAAAACACACTAACCATCTAATTTTTAAGCATCACATGAGGGGTTTAAAATCCCTCGGCGTTCGCGCTGTGTGGGTTCAAGTCCCACTCCGGCTACCATGGGAAAAAGCAGAATAATCAAAGCAATAAGCAGTGTCGTGAAACCACCGAAAGGTGGTTTTTTTGTGCCTGTTTTTCGCCGTATACCATAGTTTCACCCTTCAACTTCGCCACAATAAGAGGGCAATCATGCCCAACAATGGCCATTACCGATAGGATCTGTCGGCATCGGTCGTCAGCTGCAAAATCACGGTTTTAAATACTGATGGCACTGTCTCTCTGCGTCACCCGGCCCAGAAAGGTCCTCTAAACCGGGTAACGCAGTCGCACTACCAGGCGGTATGGTACAGCTCGCTAATATCTGCCAGGCTCGCTTCCCGTGGGTTGCCGGCAGTACAGACATCATCATATGCCGCCTGGGCAAGCATCGGGATATCTTCCTTTTGTACTCCAGCCTCACGCAGATGGAGCGGGATGCCCACATCGTGATTAAGCCTGAAGACGGCATCCACGGCAGCATTGCGCGCGTCTGCAAGGCTCAGCCCTTCCACTTTCACGCCCATCGATTCAGCATCATAGTCTGACGACGGACGTTTTATCCGCCCAGCTTAACGTCAGTAAAGAGACCATTCGCCGCGATCTCAGCGAACTGCAGGCGCAGGGAAAAGTGCTGCGCAACCACGGGCGGGCGAAATATATTCACCGGGAAAACCAGGACAGCGGCGATCCTTTTCATATTCGCCTTAAGAGCCACTTCACGCATAAAGCGGATATCGCCAGAGAGGCGCTGGAGTGGATTGAAGCCGGGATGGTCATTGCCCTGGATGCCAGCTCAACCT